ATTATTTCAAAAATCTCGCTGAAGGATAAGATTTAAATCTTAGAAGAATACCCGCTTCGGCGGGTATTTTTTTATGCCAATCTTGCAGTTAAATCGCCAGTATTTCTTTTTTCTTTTTGAATAGTAACATCTTTACTTACGATGTTTGTATTTGTTGTTGTTGGTGCATTAATAATTGTTGGATTTTCCGCTTTCATCATACTTCTTTTACTTACCGCTACATCATTTGAAGCCATAGAAATTGAAGAACCTTGACCGTCACCAGCTTGTGCAATTAAATCAACAATTTTGGGTCCTCTGACGCCAACTTGAGAAAACCATTTACTATCTTTTAGATTTTCAGATGCTAATGTGAAGTTTCCTTGTTCTAATGCAGCTTTTGTATTTGGCCATTTTGGCCACCATTTGCCCATATTAAATGCAAGGTCAATCATTGCACCTTTACCTGCTTCATTAGCTTGAGAATAACCAGGTGTTTGTTCTGCTATTTTTTTGTGATGTTCAAAATCTTTTTCAAACATACTTGCAACTTCTTCATCACTAAATCGTCTATCCATAGAAGACGGTAATGTATTGCCTATTAAATGACCAACACCAACAGTCCAAAATCCTTCCGTGTCTTTGTAAGGATTATTTTCCCAACCCTCGTGTTGTATTATCATTGATTTAGTATCATCAAAGGACATACTTGGAACAGCTTCTGGAGTAGTTTCTGCTGATGGTGGTTCAGTAATGGTTGTTTCTGGTGTTACAGTTGGAGTTGCTCCTTCTTCTATCGAATCTTGTTTTTCTCCCTCTCCACCAGGTTGATTAAATTCTTTCCACAGTTGATATATTTCATATGCAGACCAAACTGATAAACCTATATTAATAATAGCAGCTATCCAACCAACAACAGGTATGGCTGCTAAACCAGCAGCTGTTGCTAGTCTTACTCCAACTTTTGCCATAAGTTTTGGTGATTTTCTTTTTGCAAAATTTAAAAAGCGAGTCCATTTTGAATTTGAACCTTTTAAAGCTTTCATTTGTTTTTGTTTTGTTAAGGCTTCTTTTTTATCAAGTTCAGTAAATTTTCTTGCTTGCCTATTTTTTAATCCAACTTTTGCTTTGTTTTTTAATTTGTTAATGACTGCTTTGCCGACTTTATATTGAACAACCGCACCGGCTGTTGCAGCTGCAGCTGCTTGATTTTGTTGTAATTCTTTATCAATGTTTAAAGTGGCGTTTGGTTTTGGTGCAGGAAGTTGCTGTCCTGTAATAAAAGATAAAATATTGTTTAGACCAATAGCAATCATATCACCAATTCTTAAAAAGAAGTCTTTAACTTTATCAAAGAACCCTGCGTTTTCTATTGTTTTTCCTACTGTTGATTCTTCGCCTGAAAATATATCTTTTATAAAACCTGAAAAATCACTCCACTTCTCTTTAAAAAATTTAGGCAATTCTTCTGAAAACATTTTTTTAAATGTTTCAACTAATGCTTCACCTATACCTTTTAATTGAGGTTCAAATTCTTTGTATAATTTTGGTAGAGCATATAAAGCTCCAATAGCCAAAATCACACCTTTAATTATTTTAGAAAATAAACTTTCTTTTTTCTTTTCTTTTTCTTCAACAGTAACTTCAACTTCTGGAGTTGGAGATATTTCACTACCTTTTGGAATTTCAATAGCTGTAGAAACATTTCGACCGGTTCTAAGTTTTACATATTCAACAAAGTCTTTTGCTATAGCAGAAAAACTTTCAGTAATAACTGAATAAACATCTAAGCTTATTGTTCTTTGCTTTTCAAGTGTAGGTGAAGTTTCAGCCATCTACTTTAAGTCCAAGTTAATTGATTAGCAAATTCAAAGTTCAATACTTCAGCTGGTGGCGGAGACTTACTTGAATTTGTTGATTGATTTTTTATTTGTGGTGCATTAATTAAACTTCCAGAATCTTGCATCATTTCTGATCTTTGGCCACTTTCCACTTCTGTTGAACCAGCTGAAATTGTTTGGCCTGATGTAGCTGCACCAAATGGTGTAACTGGTTCAGGTGTAACGCCACCAGCATTAATTTTATTTGATATTGCTGATTGAGCACCTTCTAATGAACCAGAAACATCTTTACTTCTTTCTCCCATTTGACCAAAAGCTGCTTCTAAACCACCACCTTTCATAAAAGCATCAGCCTTACCCATATCTGATTGTAAGCCTTTATTCATAGCATCTCTATCAACTTTTTCACCAAAAAAGTTTTCAGCTAAGCTAGCTGCACCACCAAATCCTTCTGGCGACAGTTTACCCATATTATCACCCATGAAGTTGCTTAACTTACTTTGCATATCACCACTTTTTGCCATACCCATATTCAATGGACTTGTTTTAGCGGCAACATTGTCTGAAACTTTTTGTGGTGTTATACTTGCAGCTTCATTATTTGATGCGGCTGGTGTTTCTGTTGCTGATGCTTTTTCATCTTTAACAGATGGCATAGCTCCAGATTCAACTCCTGAAGCAGTTGGTTCAGCCGATTCAGCCTGAGCTGCTGGTGCTTCAGGCATAGGATCCGGTGCAGGTCTTTCACTTTTTTCAGCCTCAGCGCTTGATGGATTATCTTTAAATGGATACCAAGGACCAAACCCATATGTTTCACCACCAACAGTAAATAAATCAACTCTAGGTATTCCAATATTATTAATCATCCAGTCTTTCATATCATAAAACTTGCCAACAATTGCATTTTTTATCTCTGTATATTTTGATTCTATACTAAACTTAACGCCATCTAATGTTTCTTTTGATAAAAGGCCAAGAGTTAAAAAGTTTAATACAGCAGTAAGACCTTCTGCTAATGCTTTTCCTAAACTTCCCGATTTACTGAATTCTTCAAACCCAGCTTTAAATCCAACAAAAATTGAACCAACAACAGCAGCAAAAGCGAATAATTTTTTGAATATTGAGAATAAGAATTTTGGACTAAACAATAAACCAAATGCTTTACCAATACCACTAAAAATCAATGAAGTTATGTTTTTAAGAAAACCCATAATACCGCCACCAGATTTTTTAGTTTCAGCACCACCTTCAGTTGTGACTTGAATGGGTGCTACATTTTTAGCTTCAAGAGCGGCTTCTCTAGAATCTTGTTCTTGTAAAAATCTAGTTTGTTCAGCACGCTTTCCTTGTTCTTTACCTTCTTTTTCAAAATCAAGTAGAGTAGATATTGCATTACGAATAATCATAATATCTTTTGCGACACCGGCTAGATTACCTAATCCCTCAGTTTTTCCTCCAACGGGTGTGGGTGAAAGTGCTGTTAGTTTTGTTAGACCATACTTTCTTTGTTGAGCCCACTGTTCTTCTTCTGTAAGTTTTGTGAATTTTCCCTTTTTATTACGGCCAACTAATTTTTTATCATAAGATTCCATAAACTCCATTTTTGGAGTTTCAGCTGGCTTTGCAACTTCTTTAGGTTGTTCTTTAGGCTTAGGCATAGCTTTTGGTTTTTTAGCCAATCTGCCACGCATATATGCAGAAAAGATATCATCACCGGAGAAGAAATTCATATAAGCTTTTTTAGCAATGTTTTTAGGATTCATTGCTGTTTTAATGCCTTTTGCTCCTTCTCCTATACCGCCAGCAAACGCTTCTCCAAAACCAGCACCTTGTTCAAGGCGTTGTTTTATGCCACCAGAATATCCTTTTTTATTTGCTTGTTGATATTCTTTGTAGTTACTATAACCTAGGTCTTTAGCAAGACTTTCTTTATAGCCAGAAACAGCGGTATTAAATGTGTTAGCCATTACCTATTTTTTCTCTGTAATTGTTGTAATCGAATTCTTTCTTTTTCTTCTTCCAAATACTTAATTAACATATTAACATAGATAGTTCTTTCCCAAGGAATCATTTGTTCAAGCTCAGTCAAACTATATTTGTGATGTTGCATTAATGCAAAGTTTGTCTGATAGTAGTTCCCTAGTGTATCATAACGAAAAATTAGACGAAAAAATTTTGAATTCCTTGTATTGCGATGTCTTCTTTATATTTGCAACGAGGACATTCAAAAGTCACATCTTTTTTAATTTTTGGAACAGTGTCAAAAAACACTTTAATCTTCTCTAAATCTTTTTGTTGAAGATTATCCACAAAGTCTGTTAATTCTTCTTTGGTTGTATCTTTTGCATAATACATTTGTTCATTGTCGTAAATATAATCAATACAATCAACTAAAACATTAGTGATAACATCTTCGCCTTCAGCTGATTCAAATTTTTCAACCATTTCAAATGTAGGATATTTTAATACTAATCCTAACTTATCACTCAACTGTATTTTGTTTGTGTGATTAGGATCTTTACTTGGTTGAATTTCAAGTAAATTAACATCAATCTCCACAACACCATTACATTTAGCATCTTTACCTTCTTCGTCTTTGACATTATTGTTACATTTATAATTTAAATGAACAACTTCCTCAACAGACCTTGCTCGTAGTTGAATAAACAACCATTCTAAATCAAATGTTGGTAAAGAATCAACATCAATATCATCAATAATACAATTTCTTAAAACTTGTTTTATAACATTAATTGTTTCTTTTGGGTCTTCTGATTCTGAAGCCATCAAAAACAATTTCTGTTCTTTGACCAAAAATGGGCGATATCGTATGGTTTGTCCCGTTGATATCAAGCTCACTTCAAAGGTCGGTATATCTAACTTTGGTAACATAATAACCTCGCTTTAAATATTAAAATGGCAAGTTTGTCACAGCCTTACCAAATGGTAAAAGTCTTGCGCCAGCAGCACCAAATAGTGATGCAGCCGCTTGACCTAAATCATAACTACCATCATAAGTCACTCTGTATCTTTGATAAGCAAATTGAACAGATAACCTATGAAAATTATCATCTGACCAGTTGAGTGTTTGAGGTGCGATGCCAACAGGAAACGCATCTAATAACTCAACGGCAAATATTTTCTTAATAAACTCATCATATTGTATAATTTTAATATTACACATATAACGAGATTTTTCTCCTTTTGGAAATCTTAAATTATTTGTGTCTGATGGATGAATTGCTTCCATCCATTTGTCAAATAATTTTCTTTCGTAAAAATCGTTTGTGCATAAAAATGTTAAATTCATATCAGCATACATTGACTGATAAGGTACCTTAAATGTTGGACCATAGATTTTAACATCTGCTGTTTGTAATGTTCTACCTGGCAATTCAGCAGCTTCACATTGAAGTGAAAGATAACGAGATATAGATGAATTACCTGAGCGGGAAAACTCGTCTTGGCCACTGGTACCACCTATAGCTGAATTGATAGCATCTGATACATCATTGAATACTGAATTTGGAAAATTGAGTATTTTTTCTATAATTGAATTACCAACCGATTCACTTACATAAGGTGGAATAGGTAATACAACTTCAAATCGTGATGGTCTCGCTAGACCGCTTTTACCACGAATATGTGATAAAAATATGTTAGGTGAGAATGACATTTAAAATTTCTTCCTTGATTCGCTATGAACTTGACTTGTGGTTGCACCGGTAAAATCTTCTGCTGGTAACAATGCAGCTATATCCCATTCATCAGCTTTAATTTCTAAAAAACTTGAACGCACTTGGCTATACAAATACCTTTTTATACATGGGGTTGCTTCAAAAACATTTGATGCAGCTTTTAAATAATTGTAAGTAATTCTCAACTTTGTTTTTTCATCATAAGAATCATCACTTGCAGTTTCACTTAATTTGTCCAACATTGTAATTCTAAATTTAGGGTGAATATAGTGTAAGTTCAAACCTAAAAAACCATCTGAATATTCTTCTATGGGTATCACTAAAGGAAACTTATCAAAATATTTAAGTTTTTCTTTTGTTTTTGCATCATAGAAATAAAAATACATTTTTCCAATGATAGTTGCATCTTTATCAGCGTATTTCATTAAAGATTTTGGTGCAATTCTCATTTCTTCAATCTTTGCCATTAACCACTCACGAGCTTCACGAGTTCGTGGTGTTAAACCTTCTTTCGCTAAAGATTCTTTGATTCTATCAATTAAGTATGGCATTTATCTATTTATACTAGATGCCTAACTCTTTTTCAGTAATTAACATAAACTGCCAACCATGTTCTTTGCAAAACAGGTCAGCTGCACGCCATTTCTCCTGATTGATAGCATATGCGATTGTTTCGTTGAGGAATGTTCTTGTTCTTCTTTTTTGGGTGGGTTTCTTTGTTTGTTTCTCTGGTTTAACTTCTAACATCAAAGTTTGTTCTTTGCCTTCTTTTGTAAGAACTTTTGCAATAAAATCTGGAAAGTAACGATGTTTTTTATTATCAACAGGCGACACATATGGTATGGGCATTTCTTCACTCGCCCACCATATACAGTTTTTATTTTCATCCAAATACTTCATAACACGGCGTTCCCAACTTGAACGATAAATAATGTTGAATGGGTCACCTTTATATTTACTTGGATTTTTAGGAGTAAATTTTCCAGAATAAGGCATAAATACTACTTATGCTAGATTTAATTACTCACGGATAAAAATATGTCACTTTTTGGCTTCGGCGATATCAAATTTAACAGTAGCGAACAATCGGGTTTTGGTCCTTTATCTGCTTTGGATGGCCCAAATTATCAATACAAAAGGGAAAGTTTTAGATATCCTATTGATGTTGGCGCATTTG